CTATAAGATCAGGTTCGGTTGAGAATAATTTAAATGATCCTATAAATGCCAACCATGAAAATTCTGCATTTGGATTTGCATATCCTGATTTAGGACTTTTAGTTTTTGATACTAAAGGTTTAAATTTATCATGTTCAGCAAACTTTTTTCATGGTACTCAAATGAATGACGTAGTTGATAATAAAGAATATGGAATGACAACTCACTTTTTTAACCACCTAAGAGATGGAAACTTTTTTAGGTGCAACTCTAGAGAAGAAGTACTTAGCAACTTTTATTATTGTAGGGCAAATAATGGAGAATTTAATTTTAGTAACAATCCATCATTTACAACCGGAAGTAATGCAACTGATACATTAAGACATTCTCTTGGTTCAACACCAGAAACAACAATGGTAGGTAATCCTATTGTCTATATTACAACTATAGGTCTATACAATGAGTATAACGAATTATTGGCTGTAGGAAAACTAAGTAAGCCTCTAAAAAAGAGTTTTGACCGTGAAGTTTTAATTAGACTAAAATTGGACTACTAATATGTCAAATAAAATATTTAAAGAAATACATCCAGATGATAGGTCTTATCAATCAATTGAGACCAATAAAGAGTGGAATATACTAAGCTCTAATGCATCGTCATCATTTGGTATATTGACATATAAGGGACAAAGTGGATCAATCCATGATTCAAAATTTAGAGATGGAGGTACATCTAATGGGGTATTCAAAAGACTATTATGGAATTCAATAAATCATCTATGCTATGATAAATTTAGAATAGACCCATATGCAGCTAGTGATAATAACCGACAAAGATTAAATGATATTGGCGGAGCTCCTCCGTTGTTTGAAAGAACAACTAGAATAAGAAATATTGCAAAACCATTACCTGGGGAATCAGAACCACCAAGACAGGTTGATCCTAATTCAACTGGACAAAATAATCAGTACTCACCAGCTCCTGGTGCATATATTCCATCTCAACTTCATACAGATGTTGCAATTCTATCAATACCTAGAAACATATTTGGTACTGAAATTCAAAGAGGAACATTTGAATTGGTATCTGATGGAAAACATATAGTAACTGATGATGGAAAAGGTGCATTGGTAAGTTCTTCCCATAACAATGTTGTACAAGTTGGTGATATTTTTTATGAAAGAGGCCTTGCCGTTATTACTTCAAACTCGCATTCAAATCAAGACCTTTTGGATGACTATGAATTAAAGTTTAGGGCAACACATGACGTCCACAATTTTGAGTATACATGTAGGGCAACTGAACGTGAATATAATATGTCTCTAAATCCCAGCCTTTTAACAAGGGATTCATTTATTAGAACAGTGGTTGCTGCAGGATTCCCTGGAGGTGAAAGAATAGATCTAAACTTTAATAGGTCAATACGATATCAGCCTAACACTTTACAATCAGGTGCTAGCTCGTCAATAGATCAAACAATACATGGTGGAGGTGGAGCCACGTTAGCTGTAGAACATATAGCGGCTAGTGCAAGTAATTTTTTAAAAGTAATATCTCGAGGAACATCAAATAAATTTGCATTTATCAAATATAAAGAAGAGACTGGTGTACTATATAATTTAAAATTTAATTATGTACAAGGAACTGTAAATGGTCGTGTTTTCAAAACCTCTGAAGGTGTAAACGGTGACCAATGGAGTGAAATATATACTGAATCACAAAATGATGTTGAGATTGCATGGTCTGGTTCAACAAACAATCCTACAATGATTAAATTTGCGGCTGAAGGTGTTGCAGATAAACATGCATACTATGATAAAATATCTTTAACCAGTGATAGGCAACAATCATCAGGACTAACAAAGGTTAGAGGAATGGCAACTCACAGTCAGTTTCAACCTTTTATTACAACGGTTGGACTATATAATAATTTTAATGAGTTATTGGCAGTTGGTAAATTACCAAAGCCAATTAGAAAACCGGACAATTATGATATATCATTTCAAATAAAAATAGACAAATAAGGAATTAGTTTATGGCATGGAGAAGTAAATCCAAAGTTCGTCAGAACGCAATTAAACATGGTTATAGAAGTGGATTTGAACACAAGGTTGCAGATCAATTAACAGAATCAAAAACTAAATTTGAATACGAAACAACGGTTATAGATTATATAAAACCTCAAACCAATCATACATATACAATTGATTTTACATTACCTAACGGTATACTTGTAGAAACAAAAGGAAGGTGGGTATTGGAAGACCGTAAAAAACACCTCTTAATAAAAAAGCAACACCCAGACCTAGATATTAGAATTGTTTTTCAAAGTGCAAAAGGAAAAATTAGAAAAGGTAGTAAAACAACATATGCAGATTTTTGTGATAAACATGGAATAGTTTGGGCAGAAAAAGAAATTCCAAAATCTTGGCTTAAATAGTTTATTTTGTCAATTATTTTTGTTATATTTAATACATGAACAATTATGCAATAATTAAGTTATTGAATTCATTACTTGGAAAAGGATATGAATTAAAAAACAATGAAGTATCATATCATTGTCCTTTTTGTAATCACCACAAGAAAAAATTACAAGTAAACATATCTAGTCAATTTTGGCAATGCTGGGTTTGTGGTGTTAAAGGAAGAAAGATAATATCGCTATTTAAAAAACTTTCTGCGCCTCATGAGTATTTTAAAAAACTTTCAAATCTATTAGGTGATAGGCTTGACTTTAATACTAACAAAAAATATTCAGATGAATTGAATTTACCTATTGAATACATTGCATTTAAAGACGCCAACACTAAAAGTCCTGAATATAAAAATGCAATATATTATCTTATTAAAAGAGGAATAACACCACAGGATATTTTTAAGTATAGTATTGGGTATTGTGAAAGTGGTCCATATCGTGGAATGATAATTATTCCAAGTTATGACTGCAATGGTAAACTAAACTTTTTTACTGGTAGAAGTTATTATGAAACAAACTATAAACATAAAAACCCTTCAGTATCAAAGGATATTATTGGATTTGATTTACATATAAACTGGGATGAACCTATTACTTTAGTTGAAGGTGCATTTGATGCAATTGCAGTTAGAAGAAATGCCATTCCATTATTTGGAAAATTAATGTCTGATAAACTAAAAATAAAAATAGTACAAAAACAGGTTTCAAAAGTAAACATAGCACTAGACAGGGATGCATTAAAAGGATCACTCAAAATATCAGAGTATTTAATGTCAAATGGTATAGATGTTCATTTTATAGATTTACCTGAAAAAGACCCTAGTGAATTAGGATTTAAAAATATACAACAATTAATTAGTGATTCCAATCCACTAAACTTATTAAAAATAATGGAGTTTAAATTATTATGTTAGAAATTGAAATTTGGCCATATGTGTCCGGCAGTCATAAAGTATACACAAATAACGAAAAAATGAAAAATGAATTATGTACAGTTTTAAAAATAGAAAATGCATCATGTACATATATGAAAAAAGGAAAACCTTTTGCATGGGATTTAATATTTAACGATGTTAGAATGTCTACTGTAAAACGAATCATAAAAAAGTATAACTAGGAGTTTTATATTGAATACAATTATTGATGTAGGATTTAATTCTACTGAGAAAATATTGCATGTTGCAGACATCCATATAAGAAACTACAAACGTCATAAAGAATATAAACAAGTTTTTAGAAAACTATATAAAGAAGCCAGAAAAACTCCAAAGGAAACTGTCATATATGTTGGTGGAGACATAGTACATACAAAAACTGATATAAGTCCAGAACTTATACAAATGGTTAGTGATTTTTTTAACACTCTTGCAAAAATTAGACCTACAATTGTTATAACTGGTAATCATGATGCTAACCTAAATAATCCTAGCAGACTAGATTCTCTTTCTCCAATTGTTGATAACTTAAACAATCCAAACTTACATTACTTAAAGGATTCAGGAATATATACAATAGCTGGAATAAATTATATTGTAATGTCAGTTTTTGATGATCCTAAAAACTACTTAACAAAAAAAGATCTACCAAAGGGGTATAACATAGCACTATATCATGGACCTGTAAATAAATCACAAACTGATATTGGATATGTTGTAGATAATCCTCATATGACAACAAAAATGTTTGATGGATATGATTTAGTACTTCTTGGGGATATTCATAAAAAGCAATTTTTAAATGATGAAAAAACAATATGTTATGTTGGATCCTTAATACAACAAAACTTTGGAGAAACATTTGAAAATCATGGCTATATGTTATGGGACGTTAAAACAAAAAAGTCAGAATTTTTTGAAATAGAAAACGACTTTGGATATTACACTATTGATGTAAAAGATGGTAAACCATTAAACCTAAATAGGATTCCAAAAAAACCTAGGTTAAGACTTAGGACTGAAAATACAACGGCGGCTGATATAAAAAATATTATAGTTGACATTAAAAAGAAATATAAAATTCAGGATGTAACAATAATTAGACAGGACAACATATTGAGCCAAAAGGGTGATGAAATAACTGGGATAGAAATAACAAGGGATGTAAGAAGTGCTGAATATCAAAATCAACTTTTAGAGGATTACTTAGTTAGAAGATTTACACTTGATGAAGACATGATATCCAGGATAAAGGTTATTAATAGTGAACTTAATAAAATATTAAATGATATTGACATAGGTAGACATATACATTGGAAACCTAAGAAATTTGAATTCTCAAATATGTTTAGTTACGGTGAAGGTAATACAATGGATTTTGAAAACTTATCAGGATCTATAGGTCTATTTGCACCAAATCATTCTGGTAAGTCTGCACTATTTGATGCATTATCGTTTTGTGTATTTGATAGGTGTAGTAGATCACGTCATGGTATGGATGTAATGAATAACAAAAAGAAAACTTTTCACTGTAAATTAAATTTTGAAATTGACGGTATAGATTATTTTATTGAGAGACACGGAAAAAGATTTAAAAGTGGAGGTGTACGAGTTGATACTGATTTTTGGATGATTGATGAAAGTGGTGAAAAGGTTAGTCTCAATGGTGAACAACGAAAGGATACCAATAAAAACATTCAGGGATATTTAGGTGCATATGAAGACTTCACATTAACTGCACTATCGGTTCAAAATAACAATACTGGATTTATTGATAAAACTCAATCTGAGAAAAAAGATTTACTTGCACAGTTTTTAGATATAACTGTATTTGAAGAATTATACCAATTGGCAACCGATGAAATTAGTGATGTAGCAGCTGTACTAAAACAATTCCGTGATACAGATTTTGAATCCCAGCTAATAGAATATGAAAATTCTCTTAAGAGCTTTAAAGAAAAGTATAGTGAAGTTGAATCTAAAAATAATAAAATAAAAACAACTTTAAAAAAATTAAATGACAAACAATTAGAACATAGTAGTAAATTAATAACAACATTTAATTTAAAATATTCCATAAGTGAATTAATATCAAAGAGAAAAAATATTAAAGACACAATTGAGTTTCTTCAATCAAAATTAAATAAGTATGAAAAGTATACTGTTGAAAATAAAGTTAAACTTCAAGATATAAACAAAAAGCTAGCTGATTTAGATGAAAATGAAGTAACATCTAATAAAATGTTATATGATTCAACTATGGTTGAAAAAACAAAAATAACAAATGAGTTAGACAAATTAAAAATCATTGTTAAAAATAAATTGGAAAAGCTTTCAGCGATTGGTCAGTTTGATCCTAATTGTGATTTTTGTAAAAATACCCCATTTGTACAAAGTTCTACAAAAATAGAAAATTCATTAAATGGGGATAAAGTTCTTGCAAAGAAAAACATTGAGAAAATAAATCAATTGGATTCTACATTGGAAAAACTAAAACCTTCACTAATTGATTATGATAATCTAACTTCATATAAATCAGAGCTTCAAACAATAAAACAATATGAAAGTGAAATAAGAATTAAAACATCTAAAAATGAAACTCTTATTGCAAACAATAAACATGATTTAACTAAAGTAAATGATTTAATAGATAAATACTATAATAATGAATCAGCAATAAAGAGTAATCAAAGGGTTCAGAAAAAAATAGATGATATAAAGGAATCTATAAATGAACTAAATCTTGAGCTTAGAAAAAGTACCGTTAATTCACAGGATATGTACAGTGATATTAAAGTTTATGAAAATAAAATACTTACAATAAAAACCTCTATTAAAGAAGCTGAAGAGCTGGAAAAAAGATATAAGGCATACGAATATTACCTTAATGCTATTGAAAGGGACGGTATTCCATATGAATTAATTTCAGCTGTTCTTCCATATATAGAAGATGAAGTAAATAATATTCTTTCTCAAATAGTTGATTTTAAAATATTGTTTAACGTTGATGGCAAAAAAATAAATACATACATATCATATACAAATGACGACTTTTGGTCATTAGAACTTACAAGTGGTATGGAAAAGTTTATATCTTCATTGGCAATAAGAGTTGCACTAGTAAACATTTCAAATCTACCTAGACCTAATTTCTTAGCAATAGATGAAGGATTTGGAAACCTTGATTCTCAAAATATAAATTCAATGTCAAACCTATTTGACTATCTTAAAACTCAATTTGATTTTATGATGGTTATAAGTCATATTGATGTTATGAAAGATATCATGGATGACTCTATAGAAATTGACACATCTAATGAATTTAGCCGCATTTGTTATTAGATTCTTTTATATTTATACTAGTATAATTATATATAGAATTAATGGTAATGGTATATGGCAAACTCTAGAAACTTACATTTATCGCCTACAATATTATTTCAGGATACATCTGAGTTTTCTCACGATTATTTTAATTTAACTGAACTACCAGGATTTTTTAAATTAGGATCTAATATTGTTAAATTAACTCCAAATGTCAATGGTTTACAATTTGGTACACCTGTAGATTTTGAGTTTGTATCAAGTAATGGTACCACTTTAGTGTCCGATGTTAAAGATGATCCTGACAACGCAGGTCAAAAAATAATTGAAGTATTTGTAACAGAAGAAACGGCTGCCGAGTCAATAATCATAAGACTTCTAGGAACGGCAAAGTTTGGTACTTATGATGTATCATTTCCACAACAAAACAATATATTTTGGACGTCAACAATACTGGCAGATCCATTGGCTGTTGAATTATTAGGAAGTACTTCAGGATCTATAGTTTCTGGATCATTATTTGTTGGAAATGCATCAGGCGATGGTATACAAATTAGAGGTGATAAGAGTGAAGCATATATAAGATCAATTGGATATGGAGGTCTTGCCTTTGGTGAACCAGGATTCATGATGTTTAGTGGTTCTGTACTTCCTGGAAACAATGTTGATGAATATTCCGGTGTCGGCCTAGAACTATTTCAACATACAGGAAGTTTTTTTAAATTTAGAACATCTCCTGAAAAACATGCAGGTCTTGAAATTAGAACTGATAAATTTCTTATTGGAAGTAGTGGATCAAAGTCAGAAGGTGTTTCATATCAGTTTATATCAGGTTCAAATGGACAGATAGAAATAAGTTCATCAACCTTTCATTTAAATCCAGCCGATGGTTCATTTAGATTAGGGGATAAACTGGTCTGGGATGGAACAACACTATCAATAGTTGGAAACTTAACAATATCAAATCCTTCCTCTGTTGGTAGTGCTCTTGGTGTAGGGGATACTGGTGGTGGAAGTATTAGTGATTCGTTTATTAGGACAGGACCTAATCCAACGCTAGGGGACTCATGGGTAACTGGAAGTAAACTACAATTCATGGCAATAAGTGCAAGTGGTAAAGCAAATCAAGGTGGACAAGATACAACTCCTCATACACAAGAAAACATTGCCACCCTTCATCACCAACCTGGAATGATATTTTATAGAGGGGAACTTGACGGCGATGGTGAGCATGTCTTTGGTTCTGACAATGGTTTCCAAAGTTCATACCTTCATTTTTCACAATCTTTTCAAAGGGCAAATACACCAACACTACAGGCTGAATTTATAGTTTCAGGAAATGACCCTTCAATAGTATTTGGATGGATAGACGATGTTGCACTAGATAATAATGATACTACAATAGATGGTCCTGAAGCATTCCAAACAAACTTGGCTCTTGAGGAAAGTATTCACATGAAATACTCATCAATGTTTAGGGTTGAATCCAGGGACTTCAATAGTACAACCTTTAATGATGGACAACCTCATGAATTTTCAGGGTTTGTTTCTAGCAATACAGATTCTGACCTATCTGAAGTTGAGAATGAATCAACCACAAATGCACAACAAATATTTACAATAAATGAAAACCAGGCTTGGCCAAACGATGGTGATTTTTCAAATGGAACATCCTTTATAGCAAAAATAACACTAAAACATCCAGACAGTGGAGGTGGTGCAATATATGAAATATATAAAAATGGCGATATGACTTCTCCGTTTGCATCTTTTGAAACCTCTGGAACATTGTCACCAAATCTTAGGCCTATCATTAGAGTATTTAAAACCTCAGAAAATACATTTGGACAGGATGCAGTTCTCTGGAGATTCTTTGGTGTAAATGCTTCACCCACAGTGTCTTCAACTTCAATATCAGGTGATATGATTAAAACTGGAAAAATAGAGTCAACAAACTGGACTGGTCCAACCGGCACTAGAGGAACTAGCCTTGATCTAAATGGTGGTATATTTCATATGCGTTCAGATGGCTCTACAAAGTTTAAACTCGACGCCAATGCTGGTACTGCACAAATAGCTGGGTTTCAAATAGGGTCAACTACACTCACTGGTAATGGTACAACATCTAAGTTTCAAACAAATGATTCAGGAAAAAGAATAGAAATAGGTGGTGCAGACAATAACATAAAGTTTTTTAAAGAAGGTGAGGACAATGCAGTTTGTACAATTGATGATAACCTTTTAAGTACACATCCAGGTATTGAAATAAAAGAGGGTGTAATTAGAATAATCAATCTTAGTGATTTTGGTGATGAAGGATTAGGAGCTCCACTATTTGTCAAAACAGAAGCTGATATGGGAGAAAACAGATGCGGTGGATTTTTTGGAATATCAAATTCTGGAACATCGGTACCAAACTGGTGGACAAGCACGTCTGCACCTGGTATTACTGGAAAAGTATCAAAAACCCAGGTGCAGGGAGGTACTTGCGCAATTGTAACAGAAAACCTTCCATTCATGGCTGGAATTGTTGCCGAGTGTAATATAACTGGATGTCAAGCAGATGCTATCAAAACAATAACTGCAGGTATAGTTGCAATAGGTACAAATTCAGGTGGAGGATTTTCATTTTATGGTGCAGGTGGTATTCTATACAATTCAGGAGAAATAAGAAGTGGTGCAGATATCGTTGCATTTCATAGTTCAGACAAAAGAATGAAAGAAAACATTGTCACTATAGATGAACCACTTAATATTATTGGAAAACTTAGAGGTGTAACATTTAACTGGAAAAAAGAAACTGCACCTGAGTGGGCAAATGATTATCTTGATAAAGATATGAGCGATATGGGATTTATTGCACAAGAAGTGCAAGATGTATTACCTAATCTAGTACAGCAAAGAGAAAATGAATACTTAACTGTAAGATATGAAAAAATGATTCCTTTACTTGTTGAAGGTATAAAAAGTCAACAAAAACAAATAGACCTATTAACAAAAAGAATAACTGAACTGGAAAGCAAATGAAACTAATATCAAAAATAGAGTACAGAAAGGATATACCTGCAACAGAAGAAGGATGTATTAACAATCCCTACGGATCATCATTCCAGGAGGACAATACTCCAGGACTGAGCTGGGAAGGTATAGGTAGGGAATTGAGAAGAAATAGCTGGGATAGTGCTAATTCTGCACACCCACTTGGTGATGACGACGGTCAATTAAGTATGAAGAAAATGATTGATGGAGATGAGTTTACCCCCGACCAATATATCAGGTCATGGTATGGTCCTCACCCATCTGGATATAGTTATGCTGCATCTGAATTTTTTGACTACAATCATCATAACCCTCCTCCACCAGTTCCAGAAGTTGAGCCTGACTCCCACACCCCATACAATCCTCCTATAACTCCTCCGTCTCCTCCTCCAGTGCCGCCAGCACCTGTTCCTTCACCCACTCCAACTTACACCTATGATCCTCTTGCCGGTATGTCTGGCGCATGGGCAGGTTTAGACTTTAGTAACTTTAATTTTGGTAGTTTTGGTATCCCAGGACTTTCAGATAAAAGACTAAAAACAAATATTAAAAAAGTTGGAAAGTCACCATCAGGTATAAACATTTATGAATTCAATTTTAAACATGATTTGTCTAGAAAATTTCGTGGGGTAATTGCTGATGAATTAATTATTGACAATCCGTCAGTTGTAAGTTCTAGTAAAATGTATAATAAAAAAAATAAAAGACATGAAGAATACCTAACAGTTAATTACAACAAAATTGACGTTGAGTTTAAACAAATAGGAAATACCAAAAAAAATAAACATGCACATAGGTTTAGAGGGTTTAGGAGATAAATAGATTATGGGAAAATACACTAGAAATTTACCTGCCCCTACTGATTCATTTTATCTTGATGTAACATCTGGAAAAATGTTCTTTTTTCCAGAAGGAACAATAGGTATATCTGCATCTTTTGCTGCAACCGCTTCGCTATATGAATTGTCAATGTCGGCAAATACAAATAACCTCCATACACCAACGGACGGTACATCAAGTTATGTATACTTTAGTGCAAGTGGTGCCATGCTTGGACCTGATTCAACCTTTGGATTGTATTGGGCAAGAACTGGAAGTCAGCATCAAACAAGAATAATACCCAACCACAATAGTAGTTCTAGAAATTCAGGGTATGGTTCTCTAGGAGGAAAATTCTTTTCATTTACTGCAAGTGCACATACACCACGAAAAAAATTCTATAAGGTTGTATTTACAAATCCTGAAAGTAGAGTTGCTGCAACAAGTAGCAATATAGTTTTTTCATCACATCCTTCTGCATCCTTTAGTTCATCACAGGGATACACCTTTCAAATAACTGGTTCAGACACTACATCAATATACAATCTAAAAACAACATCATCTAGAAATGGAGGTGATTATTCTACGCCATATTCATCAAGTACTGAAGGAGGCAAAACAATAACAACTATTCCATTCTTCTATCAATACTCTGCATCTGCTGCCGTTCTTGCCGGTGCTGGAGGTAATAGTTCATCTGCAAAGGATGGTGTAAGAAACCTACTTAATGTAATAAATGAAAATAAAGATACACTTGGGGTTTCAGCATCATTTACATCAAATAATGGACTTTCATTTAAACTAACGTCAACTAGTAGTTTTATATTACCCCACCCAATATCATTTGTAACTAAAAGTATACATGGCTCAAAAACAAAAATATTTAACATTGAAGGTGCAAGACACATTACGTCATCTCAGCCATCAGGTGATAATATCATACAGGTACCAATTAATTTTACAGCATCTAGATATTTAGTTGCAACTGCATCGGCCCTTGCAATAAATCGAACATCATCAGCTGCACCATTTGTTAGTGCATCAATAAGCGGAAGTAAAAATGACTTCTATGGTCTAATATTGACAAATAAGCTGGAGAAATCAGTTGGGCTAGTTTCAGATATTGGAGGTGCAGGAATAACGGCATCAGTACTAAGATCTGGTTCATCGGTTCCTGCGGTTCCTGATTTTTCAGGTTCACACGCAAATCCAAGTCCTCCCAACACTGTGATTCCAATAATTGTAAACAATAATGATGATGTTGCAACAATGGTTACAAAATCTGTTGAGCAAATAAATCTTTACTTTACAGAAGAGGCAAATACAGGAAAGTACATTCCAATCACTGCTTCATTTTCAAGTTCAGGTAAATCGTCATTACTTATTGAATCATCGTATGGATTCTTAATGAATCCTCCAACTTCTAGTGATGCAAGAACAATTACAATGAGTGTTGTTAGAACTGGTTCAGGTGAGCCTGGTACCAGTTTAAATGGACCTACATTTGGCCAACCAGACTTTAAGTCAGCGTCAGCACACTTATTATTAGACCCGGATGATGGAACTAGTTTCTTTATTTCAGGATCTAATACAAGTGCAAGTTTATATTTTTCAGGTTCAGGTCGTATGGGACTTGGAACCAAAAATCCAAAGTCTGCATTTGATGTTAAAGCAAATGATTTTAAAATTAGATCACGTGACGGAAAGAGAGAATTGAAGTTTGATGGTGATGGTCGTTTATCAACAAAACTTTTTGCAAACCAAGCAGCGTCTGAATCCCTAGGTGGTACACTATTACTAACATATTCACCAGGTACATTTGAAAATCCAACACCGGCACAAACAGGTGAAACTATTGGATCTATAATATTTGTTGATGAATCACTAAACACCATTGATAAATTTCAAGGTTCAGGTAGTGCGGCCAAAATTACATCAACAGTTAGAGGTACATCACCATTAGGAGGTGGTGGTTTAATTGGAGACCTACAGTTTAAATTAAATCTGGACTCAAGCACAAGTTCTTCACTTGTTTCCTTTCTTAATATGGGACCTCATCTTGCACTACAAAATAACTTTGCAGTTCATTTCCCATTTTCAGTTAGTATGAGCCAAAATTTAATTGTCGGTGGATTTATTAGTTCCAGTGATATTAGAGGTGTGACATCTGCAAAGGTAACAACTGTTGACACTGGAGATGATAATGATACATACTTTCCACTGCTTGCAACAAACGCCGTTGGTGATTCAGCATTTGAAACTGATAGTGAACTATCCTATAATGCATTAACAAATTTCTTAAACGTAAACTTTGTTGGAAGTGGTCTTGGCTGGATAAAAGGAACATTTTTTACAGGTAGTGAAGTAAGAGTAGGTTCAGTTACAGCAAGCAAAAGGCAAGGAGGTTCTGGTGACGTAAGTGCAAGTGGTACTGTGTTTGCACTAGATGTTCAAGGTGGAGGAGGTAATATCACCGGATTTACATCAATGTCAATTAGCTACATAACGGCATCAATAGTGGATGTTGACGGTGACACAATTCGTATGGGTGGTGAACCTTTTACAAAGGCAAACATTCAAGCTTTAAAGCAAGGAAGAAGTTTAAAAGCAGTAAGGCCTGGTAGAGATAAACCTGATCTTGAAGCTGATACTGGAATATTTGATAGTCACATAACGGCTTCTGGTAATATAAGTTCAAGTGGTACTATAATAGCGAGTGGATTAAACATAGATGCAGGTACTAATTTCCTTGGCGGAAATCGATTTGGAGTATCAGATAGTGAATTTGATTTTAGGGATGCAGATGTACGTGTTCAGCAGTCCATTATAACTACAAACTTAACAGCTTCTGGTAATATAAGTGCAAGTGGCAATTTGATAGGTAATAACATAGGACCAGGAATATATGATAATCGTATCTATTTAACCCCCGCTGATTTTTATGCACAAGAAGTTGCACAAAGTACTAGAAATGATATGGGATTTATATTTGCAAATGGTGGTGTAATAGTAGATGCTGGAAGAAGATTAAAATATTATGCACAAAAGGTTATTCCTAAAGGATACGAAGCAACACATGTTCTGGTTAAAGGAAGTGATAGTACAAATAACTGTACAGTCTTTTCAAGTAGCTTTACCGAAAATACTGCAGGACAAGTAGGTGCTGCCGGAACTATAAACACGGAACTAAATTTTACATCTTCAACTATAGTAGGAGGAGGTAATGGAACTTACTGTTCAGTGCAATGGACTGCAGGTAGTGGTAACGACCAAATATTTGGAGGCTACATTCAGATAAGACCAGTATAACATAATTGATAAAGTTTAAATAGATATTTATATATGGCAGCAGGCGATAAAATAAAATGGGAAGACGCAAACTTTTTATGGAATGAAGCAATTCCAGGAAACGTCTATACATGGGATGATGTAAAGGTATTAGAAGAGGCCGCACTAGTTTTTGAAGGAGCCGATTATACCGCACTTGAAAAACTAGAGGACAAAAAGAAAAAAAGAATTATACATTTGGTTATGCGTAAAAAAGGTATAAAAATGTATGATGAAATAAAAGAAGTCAAGGACATAGTTGTACATGCCGAAGACATTAAAATATTAATAAATGAAGTTAGAAAACAAGCAATTGTTGAGAATATAAATCTATGAGTAAATCACAAGACAAATTATATAAAAAAAGTGTTGGTTTAGGGGATACCATAGAAAAGATAACATCAATGACTGGAATCAAAAAAGTTGTTAAAAAAGTTGTTGGTGAAGATTGCGGATGTAATCAAAGAAAAGAAACACTAAATAAATTATTCCCATATAAGGATAACTAATATGTATAAACTATATACTGATAAAACTGAAATATTTGAATGCGACATATCCCTATCAGGTGCTAGCTTAACAAATAGTAAAGCAAGACTAGTTGTTGAAACAGAAAACATAAATCTTTTATTTAATGGAACTATAGACGACAAGGGAAAATGTAAAATACCAGTTAAAAAATTAAAAGGCCTAGTTAATGAAAACATTGAAGGAAACATTAAGTTGGAGGTCATTGCAGATGATACATATTTTATTCCTTGGGAAAGTGAATTTAAAGTAAAGGCTAGTAAAAGTATTACTGTAGAGGTAAAATCACAAAGACGAAAAATAACTGAGTCCTCAAAACCAAAAATGAAAGTAAATGTAAAGTCTTCAAACAATGACATAGAAATAGTCAACGATATACTTTCTGAAAAAGAACACGTTATTAATATAATGAAACTATTAATAAATGAAAACATTAATATAAAGAACTTAACAGTTAAAAAGAATAAAGTAAATAACATAATTGCCGAATATACAAGAGACAACTATATAGGTAATAAAAAAGGAGTTATATCAAAAGTTGTTAAAGTACTTTCAAAAAGAAAATAAGGGTTATAGATCATGCCGTTACCAGATTTAACAGGCCAAAACATACAGGATACATATCAGAGACTGGTACAAGTTGACGCCACAGGAAGCTTTACTGATGGTACTGGTAGCAATATACCTATTAGTATTGAGGGCAACAATGTTAGAGTGTCAGGTTCTATTATTGCACAGGAGTATATAGTTTCATCATCTGTTACAAATGTAACATTTCAACAACAAAGTGGTTCAACTATATTTGGTGATAGTGTAGACGATATACATCAATTCACTGGAAGTTTATTGGCCTCACCTTCAATATCTGCACCTGTTATAACTGCAACCAGTACTTTTGCTGGTGATTTGATAGGTAATGTTACAGGTACTGCAACAGGTTTATCAGGTACACCATCAATAAGTGTAAACCAGATAACAGCGTCAGGTGATGTAGCATTTACAGATGGTACAGACGTTACCATAACAACACAGGAAGGTTTAACTGTTAATATTGAAAATAGTGATTCAGGAAATCAAACTGCATTTAAGGTGCACAATTTAGCACTGGAAAAAAACTTACTTGAAGTAAATGATTTAGGACAAGTTATTGTTGGAGTTCCTAATGCAATTCTTTCATCAAAAGGCGACCTCCAATTTGTTACTGATGTTAATGATGAAGACACTGATAATAAATTTATTTTTAAAAATCACACAACAACACTGGCAACATTGCATGAATCGGATGGATTTAATATAGAAACAAACATAACAGCCTCGGGTGCAATAAGTGCAAGTGGAAATTTAACAGCCGATAAGTTATCTGTAGGTGGAATAATAGAACATATTGGCGATTCAGATACAAAAATATCATTTGCTAATAATAATGTTATACATTCAGTTGGTGGCGCTAATTATATCACTTTAGCTTCGAGTCCATCACAAAAAATTACATTAGGTAAAAATACATCTGTATCTGGTGAGTTAACAGCAACAAGTCATATAAGTACCACAGGAGATATAAGTGCAAGTGGAACTATAGTAGGTTCAAATTTAAGTGGTACAAATACAGGTGATCAAGATTTATCTAATTTAGCAGTAACGGGAAGTGATGTAATATTTAATCACATAACAGCATCAGGTGATATAAGTTCAAGTGGTGATACAATATTAAATAATTTAACTGTACATGCAACTATGCTTTCTAATAGAATTGATCGTGTAGATAATGAAAAAATAGGTGTTCAATTTGGAGATGGAATTAATGTTTCTGGTGGTCATATAACCGCTTCAGGTAATATAAGTGCAAGTGGTGATCTATTTGTAAATGATGTAACAGCATCAGGTATTCAAGCATCAAGTATTAATGCAACAACTAATTTCCGATTAGCTGGCGATTCAATTATAGGTAATTTTTTCGGATCACACTTAGTTGGAAATGCTAACTTTCCTCTTTTGTTAAATGGGTCACAAATAACTTTAGGCTTTGGTGCAATTCCTATTATTGCTCAAGGTAATTTTTCAGGAGCCCAAATATCAGCATCAGCAATAAGTTCAAGTGGAGAAGTACTTGCTTTTAAATTTAATGTTAATGGTTTAGGTTCAATATTCAATAGTAATGGTCATGTAAAATTTGGCCAAACACTACTACCTATTCACACTGCAAACATAACATCTTCGGGCAATATACAAGCAGATGGTAACATAAGTGCAAGTGGAACTATATTTGGAAATATTGGTACATTTAATGATTTAGGAAATATAAGTGCAAGTGGAAATGTAGTAGCAGCTAATATAACTGCATCAGGAACTGTATCTGCAAGTACAGTTAGGGCAGGTTCAGGAGGATTAAGAGCAGATGATATTGTCATTACTGAAAATATAATTGGTGGTTCAGTAACACAAGTTAGATTTGCAGATAGTAGTACAAGAATTCAGCCAAGGGACGATGGCAACTTAGAACTAGTGGATGTACCCACTGGATTTTTTGACAAAGGCCTGCATTTAGGTAGTTTATCGGCATCAAACGATATTAGCTCAAGTGCAAATGTAATTGCTGATGCATTCTTTTTAGGTCCAAACCGTGAAGTATTATCATTTAGTGGAGATCAACTAAATATTAATTTTGGAGGACAATTTGATTCAATAGGAATCGGACGAGGAAATACAGCTGTACCAATAATTGCATCTGGCCACTTACATGTTGTTGATCCAACCCAGCCACTCGGAGGTCATATAACAGCATCAGGAAATATTTCAGCAAGTGGAACAATAACAGCTGGAACATTTGCTGGTGCCACAACAAGTGGGGATCAATCAGGTAGTTTAGTATTATCAGGTAGTTTAACACTAAGACCTAATGCTGCTTTTCCTGCAATTAGCTCAAGTGTTTTATATGCAACAGGTAGTGATGGAAAAGGAACAGCGCCATCTGAATTGAGATTTGGTGGAATGCCAATTGGACCCTATACAACTATTATGATTAATTGCGGTTGGGTATCAGGTACTAATGCTAGAGTATATTTACCATTTGCAGAAGGTGGACTAAATGATTTAGCTACAACTAGTACTACCGTTACAGAGTTTCATTCAATAATTATGCCCTTTGATGGATATGTTGATCAAGTACTAGTAAGAAGTGAAAACAATTGTGGTGATGTAATAATTGGTACTCACATACAGTCAGATGGAACTGAAAGTCCATCGTCAACTCCAGGAGAGTCATTAACTATAGACATGTCAACAGACGACACAACTAAAAGTTTCAAATTTACAAGTAGTACATTTACTGCAGGTCAAACATTAAGTATTAGTTTTGATCCTGTAAATTCAGGTGGAGATTGTATCGCTACTTTAATATTAAAATATGATTTAAGTAAACCTCATAGTAATAGCTAGTTTAATATGCCAATTGAATCAATAGTACCAGACGCAACAACACAACCAAACCCAGCATGGACAGGTGGTCTTCCTCATCAACAATTAGATGCAGCTGATGGTAACTTTATTTCTTGTGCAACCCCAGGAGAAAAATTTAATGTCTCATTTGGAAACTTAACATCTGATATAGCATCAATAAATTCAATAGTATTTGGCATTCAGGGAGGAGTAGATCTTGTTAGAGGAGTAACTGCAAATGCTAGTTTTACTATACTAGATAGTTCTGATTCAGTTTTATATGCAGCAGAAAATAAAAATTTCGATGACACTACCTTTGCCACTGTACAAGCAGGAACAACAAGGACAACTAGTGATGGTTCAACTGCATGGACTGAATCTGATGTAAATGGTTTAAGAATGCAGGTAAAATTTAATTCTATTACTCCTGGTGGTGGATCGTTTAAATTAAATTTTTTAAAAATTGATGTAGATTATGTTGAATTTGTTGATCCTAATGCTGGCCCATACAATAACTCTGCAAATAGTATACATATTGCATCAGGAAATATTAGTATAGTATCAGGTAACATATTTATATAAAGGTGGATATTTATATTTATGGACGAAAAAATAACATTAGGGAAGTGGTTAGCAAATTCAATACTTCTAGAAGACACCAAAATAACAAAGGTGGTGGTAATATATCCAGGAAGATTCCAGCCTATGGGAAAACACCATGCACAAACATATAAAACCTTAAAGTCAAAGTTTGGTGATGCATGGGTTGCAACAAGTGGAAAGGTTCAATTACCTAAGTCACCATTTTCATTTAGTGAAAAAAAGAAGATAATCAATTCACATGGTATATCAAGAGTTGCACAAGTTAAAAATCCATATAGGGCAGATGAAATACTAAGTAAATATGATCCTAACACAACCGCCGCAATATTTGCTGTAGGTGCAAAAGATGCAAATAGGTTAGGTGGTAAATTTTTTAGACCTTGGAAAGGAAAGGCCGAAGTTGGGTATACTCAAGGTGCATATACAATTGTTGCTCCCCACCAAAGTCTAAATGTTAGAGGATATGGCGAAATGAGTGGCACTACTATACGACGTGCTTTAGGTGATAAATCACTAGATAAAAAAGAAAAGACAAAACTATTTAAGGATATATTTGGCCACACTAAAAACTACGATATGATTGTTAATAAACTCGAAAAGCTTAATGAAACTATTGAAGAATTTTGTGAAAAGAGTGATATTGCAAATCTTATTAAGGAAATATCAAAAAACAAAATATCTGCAAAAACAGATAAAGACAAAAATGAAATAGATGATGGACCTAGATATTTTTATGCAACACAAAAATCATATAGGGCTGATACAAAAGAAATGGCTGAAAAGTTAGGAATGGAAGTTTTAAACTACATTGTACCAGATAATGAATTTTTTCAACATGGAACAAAGTTTCCTAAAGGACCTACAGCCGCTGTGTCATATTTTCCAACAGGTGTACCAGGTGATTTTTATGGAGGTACAAGATATCTAAAAAATAAAATAGGTAGAGATGCATATGAAAGATGGAGTAAGTGGTCAAATTATTTGGCACAAGTATCAGGATATAAATTTATTGAATTTTTAAATGCAGATCTATCAATAGAAAAATCGGAAGAAGAACCTAAAAAACCTGATGGCGATATTGTACAAATACAAAAAGATTTAAAAACACAAAGAAAATCAGGAGAAGAGGTTGAAGTTGATCCTGAAGAAATAAATGTTAATGCACCTAATATTAATGAAAGTTATTCATCTTGGTTAGTAGATCAAATTCTTCTCACTGAAGGTGGTGCCTATGGCCACATGGCTCATCCATTTGATGATAGAGGTTTAACATTTGGTGATTTTAAAAGAATTATAGATATAGCACTTCAAGGAAGATTAGACTTGGAACAATCTGCAACTGAAAAAACAGATGGACAAAATTTATTCATATCTTGGACAAATAAACTTGTTGCAGCCAGAAATACTGGTGATATAAAAAGAGGAGGTCAAGATTCTAAAGCAATTGCAAAAAAGTTTGCAGGAAGAGGTAATATTGAAAAGGCATTTAACTTTGCAATGCGTGATTTATCAAAGGCAATAGGTAGTTTAAGTGATAAGCAAAAAACTAAAATATTTAACAATGGAAATAACTGGGTAAATATGGAAATAATGTACCCAGCGTCGTCTAACGTAATAAACTATGATGCTCCTAGATTACAATTTCATAATGTATTACAGTATAAAGATGGTAGGGCAATAGGATCACTACCAGATGGCGCAAGAATATTAGCTGGTATGATTGCACAAGTAAATCAAAATGTACAAAAAACATTTAGTGTAATTGGACCTAAAATATTAAAGGTTAAACGAAACCAAGATTTTGCAATAAAAAAACCATACTTTATTGGAAAATTAAATAAACTTATGAGTAAACTAGGAATGAATGATAGCAATACATTTGCAGAATATCATCAAGCTTGGTGGCAGCAATATGTTGATAAAAATTTTGGTAATGTTGAAAATAGAATAAAAATGGGGCTAGTTAAAAGATGGGCCTTTGGCGATAAGTCATTTAGATTAAATAGAAAAAATATAGATGATGAAAAAGTATTGGCAAAGTCAATTGATGTTGACAAACAGAAACACCAAACACAGGTTAAAAAGAATATGCTTCCATTTGAAAATCTATTTTTTGAACTTGGTGCAGAGGTATTGAAAAATGCAGAAGGATTTTTAGCTGCAAACCCTAGTAAAGCAGTACAAGGAATACGAAAACAACTTGCATCTGCAATTTCATCAATAAGAAAAGGTGGTGACCTTAAAAAACTAAATAGGTTAGGTCAACAATTAAATAAAATAAAAGCAATAGGCGGTTTCAAAACAATAGTACCTAGTGAAGGTTTAGTTTTTATATATAAAGGAAAAACCTATAAATTAACTGGTGCATTTGCCCCTATAAATCAAATAACTGGAATGATGACATTTTAAGAAAAATTTAGATATTTATTAATATGAAAAAAGGTATAAAAGAATCAGCAGTACAAAGAATGAGAAATATAGTTTCTGGTAAACATAATAACAGGACTAAAATTCAAGGAGGATATAGGACTTATGCCAAAGATCATGGCGAAGGTGATGTATGGGAGGAGCGTGGTAAAACATGGACTATAAAAAATGGCATAAAACAAAATGTAACTAAAATGGACAAGATAAGGGACCTAATTAAAATACCAGTTGTTTGTCCTGTTACAAGAAAGCCTATGAAACATAAATTTGATAAAGTTTGTTATAGACTTTATGGATATGGATTTAATGCATATGTTCAGAATGAACTAGAACAAAAGTTAAATGGAACATGGAAAAAAAGTGTTAATGAAATAAGTAAACAAAATAAAAAATCTCAAATACGAGATTTAGAAGTTCAATACATGGAATGGTTAGACTCTGATGTGTCAAAAAAGTTTATTACTGAAAATGGAATGATTGAAGATTGGGAAAACAACATTGATAAAGAAAGTCTTAGAAAAAATTTCTATGAACAATTAAACAAATATAAAAAAACTATAGAGGAGTAGTTAGATGTCAGAATTAAAAAATAACATAAGATTTCATGGCCATCCTGGAAAATTCAAAAGAGTAACAAAGTGGACAGGCGGACAAGTTACATTCACCGGTACAAACTATGGTGCAGGTGCTTTAATTATAAGTGGGTCACAAACGCAATTTGATCAAGAAGCATATGTAAAATTAACAGATGGTGGATCTATTTTGTTAAGAGACCTAGCAGCTGCAAATGATGATTTCTTTGAACTCTCTGTTGCAGAACTATCAGGTTCAGGGGCAGGAGAGTCAATTACACCTGGTGCTGCACCAAATAAAGGGATTGAATTTATACAAACTGGTGTTGTTTATGTATTGCATAGAAACACTACAACATCATAGGAGTTAAAATATGTGGGATATATTTAAAGAAGATAATGACTATAATGAAAAGTCTATAATTGGATTTATAGCATTTTTAATAATGTGTTTAATAATGATTGCTGACTTAGCAACCGGATGGGCTGGTCAGGATTTAGTAATTAATGAATTTGTATATGATTCATTTGTATGGGTAGTACTTGGATGCTTTGGAATAGCCGGGGTTGAAAAGTTTGCCAAAAAATAATTAGAAGGAAAAGTTATGGGATTAGGATTAGGAAAGTTATTCAGTGGTGGCGCTGCTGATTTAGTTGAAGGTGTAGGAGGAGTACTCGATAATCTAACAACAACAAAAGAAGAAAAACTAGCTGCAAAACAAAAAATGAAACAATTGGTTGCAGACTATGAAACTAAAATGGAGGCCAACATTACTGATAGGTGGAAGGCTGACATGAACAGTGATTCATGGTTAAGTAAAAATGTAAGACCATTAGTACTAATATTTTTAGTAGTATGTACAATGCTTATGATTTTTATTGATGCAGGAACAATTGAATTTACAGTTGAAGAAAAATGGACAGATCTATTACAGTTAGTACTTATTACTGTTATTGGTGCTTACTTTGGTGGGCGTTCGTTTGAGAAACGAAAAAAATAACAATTAAGAAAATATAAATGTCTAAACACACGTCAATGAAAGATATTGTTCGAGAAGAGTATAAACGATGCTCTCAGGACCCAGTGCATTTTATGAAAAAGTACTGTATGATTCAACATCCAACACGTGGAAAGATAAATTTTAACTTATATGAATTTCAGGAAAGATCATTACTTGACTTAATGAATCATGACTATAATGTTATTTTAAAATCAAGGCAGTTAGGTATATCTACATTAACTGCAGGATATTCATTATGGTGTATGTTATTTAATGAAGATTTTAATTCATTGGTAATTGCAACAAAACAGGATGTTGCCAAAAACCTTGTTACTAAAGTTAGAGTAATGCATCAGTATTTACCTAGTTGGCTTAAAGGTACTGTTATTGAAGACAATAAATTATCATTGAGGTTAAATAACGGATCTCAAATAAAAGCAGTTTCAGCTGCAGGTGATGCTGGTCGTTCTGAAGCATTATCACTATTAGTTATGGATGAAGCTGCATTCATTGATAAGATTGATGAAATCTGGGCATCTTCACAACAAACATTGGCAACAGGTGGTAGGGCAGTAATACTTAGTACACCTAATGGTACAGGAAATTTCTTTCATAAAATATGGACTAATGCAGAATCAGGTCTAAATGAATTTAATACAATAAAGCTACATTGGAGTCTTCACCCAGAACGTAATCAAAATTGGAGAGATAGGCAGGATGAATTACTTGGTCCTAAAATGGCTGCACAAGAATGTGATTGTGATTTTGTTAGTTCAGGTAATTTAGTCATTGATGGAACACTATTACAATGGTATGAAGAATCATCATGTAAAGAACCGTCTGAAAAAAGAGGGTTTGATGGAAATTACTGGATATGGGAATACCCAGATTATTCTAGAGACTATATGGTGGTTGCCGATGTAGCACGAGGAGACGCATCTGATTTTTCTGCATTTCATGTTATAGATATTGAATCAGTTACTCAAGTTGCAGAATATAGAGGTCAGCTTACTCCAAAGGAATTTGGAAATATGTTAGTGGCTGTTGCAACCGAATATAACGAAGCACTGCTAGTTATTGAAAATGCCAATGTAGGTTGGGGTGCAATACAAAGTGCAATTGATAGGGATTATCAAAATCTATATTATACATATAAACAGGATGGAGTTGTTGATGCAACTACACAATTAACAAAAGGTTATGATTTAAAAGACAAGTCTCAAATGACTCCAGGTTTCACTACATCATCTCGTACAAGACCACTTTTAATATCAAAACTTGATATTTATTTTAGGGAAAAAGAATGTCTTGTTAGGTCTAAACGTCTAATTGAAGAACTAAAAGTTTTCATTTGGAGAGGACATAAGGCTGAGGCACAAAGCGGATATAATGATGATTTGGTAATGTCATTTGCCATAGCATTATGGGTTCGTGATACTGCACTTAAGTTGAGGTCTCATGGTTTGGAATTAAACAAAAGGGCAATTGGTCTTATTGGAAAAAATAGTGGCATATATTCTTCTAATTCTCAAAACACGCAGGATTGGAAAATGAAAATTAAAGGAAAGGACGAAGACTTAACATGGCTAATAAAATAATAAAGAGGTTACATTATGGCAGATAAAACATTATTTGGAAGACTAAGAAAATTATTCTCTACAGGGGTAATAATTAGAAGGTCTGGAACAAATTTAAAAGTTGTCGATACACAAAGACTACAATCAACTGGTAATTTAGAAACAAATAGATTGGTTGATAGATATAATAGATTACATTCACCGACAAATTCATATTCAGTATATCAACCAGGTCAAGGATATATACCACTAAGAACTGAATTGTTTAACGATTTTGAAGCAATGGATTCAGATTCAATAATTAGTGCAGCACTGGATATATATGCTGAAGAATCAACTTTAAAAAATGAAAGTGGTGATGTAATATCAATAAAAAGTACAAATGAAAATATCACTAAAACATTACACAACTTATTTTATGATATACTAAACATTGAATTTAACCTATATCCCTGGGTTAGAAATATGGCAAAGTATGGTGACTTTTTCTTAAGGTTAGATATTGTTGAAAAATTTGGTGTTACAAATGTTACTCCATTAACAACATATGAAGTTATTCGTGAAGAAGGATTTAACCCGGATAATGAAAATGATGTTAGATTTGTTATTGATCCATCAATGGGTGGTGGAGGAAGTTATGGAGGTGGAGGAGGTCAAGGCGCAAAGGAATTTCTAGAAAACTATGAAGTTGCACATTTTAGATTATTAGGAGATTCTAATTTTTTACCTTATGGTAAGTCAATGATTGAATCGGCGAGAAAAACTTGGAAACAATTAACTCTTATGGAAGATGCAATGTTAATTCATAGAATTATGCGAGCGCCAGAAAGAAGAATATTTAAAATTGATATTGGTAACATACCTCCTGGCGAAGTAGATAACTATATGCAACAAGTTATTAATAAAATGAAAAAGCAACCATATATTGATGAAAACACTGGTGACTATAATTTAAAATTTAACCTACAAAATATGTTGGAAGATTATTATCTCCCAGTTAGAGGTGGACAAAGTGGTACTGAAATAGATTCATTGAGTGGAATGGATTTTACAGGTACTGAAGATATTGAGTATTTGAAGAATAGAATGTTGGCAGCTTTAAAAATACCAAAGCCGTTTTTAGGATTTGACGAAAACATGGAAGGTAAAGCAACATTGGCCGCACAAGATGTCAGGTTTGCAAGAACAATTGAAAGAATACAAAGAATTGTTGTAAGCGAATTAACCAAAATAGCAGTTGTACATTTATATACTCAAGGATATACCGATGAGGATTTAGTCAACTTCCAATTATCGCTTACCAATCCATCAACCATTGCAGAACAAGAAAGATTAGAACTTTGGTCTAGTAAAGTAAATCTTATTAGGGATATGAAAGATCAAAGAATGTTATCTGAAGAGTGGATTTACAAAAATGTTTATGGATTTGGTGATGGTGAAATAGAGAAAGAACGTGCAAATGTAATAGAAGATATAAAACAACAATTTAGAAAAAATCAAATTGAAGGTGAAGGACAAGATCCAGCAAATCCTCCAGCACAGCAATCACCAGAACAACAAGAATTTGAAGAAGACGTTGATTTAGGAGGTAGACCTAAAGAAGGTCCTAAATATAATTCACAGAAATCTGCTAGAGGACGTGATCCTATAGGACGAGACGAAAGAAGACGAGATGGGTCAGGTAGTTTAGGTAATAATAAAAATAAGTTTAACGGCCATTCACCATTAGCAAGAGAAATAAAATCAAAGTTAAAACTTAACGGAAAAAAATTATTTCTTGAAAAAAATGATAATGAAGGTTTATTAGATGAAAATAACCTATTGAACGTGAAAAAATAAGAATTTGGTTACTGTAGGTTATATTTATATTTGAATATATGAATCATTATTGGAGAAAAGAATCTGATGAAACACAGAAAGTATAAAAATACTGGTATTCTATTTGAATTACTAGTAAGACAAATAACTGATGACACCTTAAATGGTGTAAAGAATTCATCAGCACTCAAAATAGTAAAGGAATTTTTTGGAAAAAGAAAAACATTAAATTCAGAACTTAATTTGTATAGAACATTACTAGGCGAAAAATTTAATCGAGAAGATAAGGCTGATAAATTTTTACAAGCTGTATTGACTGAATATGCAAAACTAAATACTCAGTCAATAAGAAGAGAAAAATATAATCTTATTAAAGAAATTAAAAATAAGTATGATCTCAGAAACTTCTTTTCACATAGGGTATCTAACTATAAAGAGTATGCATCAGCATATATGCTTTTTGAATCGCAAAGCGGAAAAATACAAATTAATCCTGCAAATCTAATTAAGAGTCATTATTCAATTGTTGAACACATAATAAAAAAACCACTCACTAAAAAAGAAAAGAGTAGGGTAATTGAAAGCTATTCCAAGCAAGATAAAGATTTAAGATTATTATCATATAGAATATTAATTGATAAATTTAATGAAAAGTATGGAAAGGCTTTAAATGAGCAACAAAGATCATTACTTAAGTTATATATAAATAATGTATCTAATACAACAAAACTTTTAGATGAAGTAAAGAATAGAATTCCTAAACTTGAAAAATCTTTAAAAACATTAAATAAAAATATAGATGATAAAGTTGTAAATATAAAATTGAATGAAGTAATAAATCAGTTATCAAATTTTAAAAGCTTAAAAAGAATAACTGAAGAAAATATACTAACACTATTAAGATATCACAAACTCATTGAGGAATGTAAAAATGCAACATCTAAAAAAAATTGATGAACTAATAAACCAGATCCTTGAAAAATCTGATAGGGACCTTTTGGATTCTTCAAAGTTAATTCCTAATGAATCCCCTGATTTTATAGAAGATGAGGATTTAGAAGAAATTAGTACTACAGGTGGATTGGATGGCGGTGAAGGACCTCCTAGAACTCCTTATGCATTTTCAGGGGATACCAAAGATGATGAAGAAAAGAGAAAAAGAAATGCAATGTCAAGCACGGGGTATACAATAGTTGGAGAAGCAAAAACAAAATTAGGTGAAATTTATGATTCAAACTATAAGTCATATAAAAGAGATGAATCATTAAATAGCAAGCAAAAAGTAAATGGTTCTATAAGGGAAATAAGTAAACGCTTATTACAAATAGAAAGAATAATAAATAGAAATATAAAACTTAAAAAAGAGTCAGGTGTTAACACTACAAGATATTGGAAATCTACAAGAAGAACAATGGGAAAGGTTAGTGAAAGAATGATTAGAGTTGCACGAAGACTTAGAGAATTATCATCATATGATTAGGAGACAATTATGCCAGGACTAGACGAAAATAGCATACCACCAGCACAAGGTGGAATAACAAAAAGACCTGAAACAATATCGGGAAAACTTGAGTCTCTCGTTGACGGTGCAATACAGGGTCAAATAGCAAAACCACAAGTTAAACATTCAGACCCATTACCTGAGTTAGAATCACCAGCACCTGGATCCTCAACTCTTGATATTGATGGAACGCCAGAAAAGTACGCAGGATAATGATATGAATAAAAGATTACTGATAGATTATATACCTTTTCACATATCACCCCAAATGATTGCTGAATCTGAGCAAAAAAATAATGGAAGGGTAATTGTGACTGGTATATTACAAAGGGCTGGTGCAAAAAACCAAAATGGACGTGTATATCCTAAGGCTGTTCTTGAAAGAGAAGTTGCTGAATATAAAAAAGTTCAGATTGCAGAAAGACGAGCTCTTGGAGAACTGGACCATCCTGAATCATCAGTAGTAAATTTACAAAACGTAAGTCATAATGTATTGGATTGTTGGTGGAAAGGTGATGATGTTATGGGCACAGTTGAAATATTAAATACTCCTAGCGGTAGAATACTAAAAGAGCTACTTGCTGCAGGCATAAAGTTAGGTATTAGTAGTAGGGGATTAGGAAGTGTTGAGTCCTTACGTGAAGACACTGTTGAAGTACAACCTGATTTTGAATTAATATGTTGGGACTTTGTAAGTAATCCTTCCACTCATGGTGCATTTATGAAACCAATGAATGAAAGCGTAAACAATATAAAAGTAAATAAATATGCAGGAGTTAATTCTGTTATCAATGACATTATCTGTGAAGTAACAGGAAAATGTGAAATAAAAAAATGTGGTTGTGAATAATTTAAAGGAAGAAAATTATGAAACTTAAAAAGATACTAAGCGAAAATCAAGAATTGAATTTTACTCCAAAACAAAAGCGTGCCTTTTTGGAATCAATTTCTAAATTTAATGAATATGGTCAATCAATATACCGAACCAGTAAACTTAAAGAGGCTGTTAGTGAAATCGCAGGATTAGTAGATATGGCGTCTAAAGTTGCAGTGAATGAAACTGGTGACTGGTTTGATAATGTATCAGTTAAACGTGATATGAAAGGATTGTCTGAATCTATGTCAGTATTTGAAAAAACCGCTGATGAAATGGGAGCATTACAACAAAGATTAGAATCACTATATGAAGATATGGGGCACAAGCTTGGTAAGTATTATGAAATAGCTGAAAAGATTGACAACATTGATGATAAAGAAGCTGCAATGGACTTTAAAGATTTACCAGATAAAGATATTGACAATGATGGTGATGTAGATGATTCTGATTCATACTTACATCATAAACTAGGTAATGTTGCAAAGAGAGTTGAAAACAGGATGAGTAAATTAGCAGGTATTAAAGAAGCTGCACCTAAAATGAAAATTTCTCCGTTTTCATCAAAAGTAATGACACAAATGCAAATCCTAAGTGGAGTTGAACAACAAATGAAGTTCAAGGATAAAAATGGTTATGATAAAACTAAAAATGCATTCAAAAAGGCAAAGAAAGCTATGATGGATTTATCAGGTGCAATTAGAATGCATGGTTCAAATCTAGTTAAGTAAGGAGAAATTGATGTTAATGCAAAAGCTCACATGGCAACAGTGGTTAAATATACCACAAAACAAAAAACTTTCAGAATCTAATATGGAATCTGCAAAGAGAAAGTATCGTGACGAACAGACTAAAGTGGATCAACACTTAGCATATATAAACATTAAAAATAAATAAAAAACTTCCTTAATAATTTTTTTATGTCAAATATTTTTGTTATATTATAGTAATTATTAATTAAATACGTATTATATGAGTAAGAAAAATTATAGAGGGAAATTTACCCCTCGAGACCGTTCAGGAAAACCAATCAGAAACTATAGGGCAAGAACAGATTTTGTTATCCCAGGAGTACCATTAGGTGTTAAAGTTTTAGACAACGATGTTGAAAGAAGCTTAAAAATATGGAAGAGACAACTCAAGGACTCTGGCAAAATTATGGAATTAAAACAAAGACGCTACTTTGAAAAGCCGTCATCTAAAAGAAGAAAGGAGAAGGATTTTGCAATACGGCGTGACTGGATTGAAAACCTAAAGAGGCGTCAAAATGAAAAAGAGTGTTGGACTATAATAACACCAAAAGGCGCAATGTAGTATATCTACAATTATTTACACAAATTAGAGGCTTCGGCCTCTTTTTTGCTTTTTAAAAACATACTTTTGTAATATATGTATATATTTATTTTTGAATTAAAAAATCTACAATGCACTACCTTCTATGTAGTGGACGATTAAATTAAAACAAATCACAATTAAGATTCAAGAATAATCTTATTATCCTAAAAAATTTAAGGAGTAATAGTAATGGCAGACTTACTAAAGGACGCAATTGCGGATGCTAAAGCAGTTAGAGAAACGGCAATTGCAAACGCTAAGCTAGCTCTTGAAGAAGCATTCACACCAAGACTTCAATCAATGTTATCTAAAAAGATATCTGAAGACATGGAGGACGACAAAAATGAAATTGACGACAAGGATGAAATGGCAATGAAAGATGAAATGGCTATGAAGGACGAAATGGCTATGAAAGATGAACAATCTGATTCATCTGACATTGGGACAGGCGATAATAAAGTTGATCAGGCAGACGGTGACGATTATGAAAAACCGGAAACTGATACAATCACTGACCAACCAGGAACCGAAGACGACAATGTCAAAGTTGTTTCTGATTTATCTGAAGAAGATGATGATGAAAAAAACGAGTTGCACTCTGAAGACGACGATATGATGGACATGGACAACAATGATGACGATGACGATGATATGGAAGACATGATGAGTGATGATCAAGACGATGACTTAGAAGAAATAATTAGAGAGTTGGAAGAAGACGACGACGATAAAAAAGACGAAGTCTACGAAATGGAAAAGAAAGACGAAATGGAAAAGAAAGATGAGATGGAGAAGAAGGATGAAATGGAGAAGAAAGATGAAATGGCTATGAAAAAAGAGATGGAGAAGAAAGACGAGATGGAGAAGAAAGACGAAATCAATAAAGATGAAATGGCTATGAAAGATGAAATGGAAAAGAAAGATGAAATCGATGAAGATGTAGATTTAAAAGAAATTATCAGATCTTTACGTGAAGAAGAAGATGATGATAAAAACGAAATGGAAAAAAAGGACGAAATGGAAAAAGAGAAGAATGAAGCAAAACTTCAGGAAGCTTATGATACTATTCGTTCATTAAGAAAAACCATTAATGAAGTTAATCTTTTAAATGCAAAATTATTGTTTTCAAATAAACTTTTCAGATCAAATGAATTATCTGAATCTCAAAAAGTTAAAGTAATAGAAACTCTTGACCGAGCAGTAAACATGCGTGAGGTTAAGCTTGTATATACTACTTTAGCTGAATCATTCAATAGGGCAACAAAGTCAACTAGACAAAGAAAATCAATATCTGAAGGAATTGCTAGTAAACGAGTTGCTGGAACAAAACCCGTTAAGAAAGTTATCTCTGAAGGCTCAACTTTATCAAATAGGTTTAAAAAACTTGCAAACATTTTGTAATTAAAAAAAATTAGAGGAGACAAATAATGTCAAACATAAGTAATTTATTAAACGATGCTTCTAATAGCTACAATGAAAATTTAGCTAAAACTAGAAGTCTTGTTGGAAAATGGAATAAGACTGGTCTTCTTGAAGGTATCAACCAAGAGTATGATAAAAGTGGAATGGCTGTTCTACTAGAAAATCAAGCTCGTCAATTAATAGATGAAAATTCAAAAACAGGTACATCTTCAAACTCGGAAGAGTGGTCAGGTGTAGCTTTACCATTGGTAAGAAGAATTTTCAGTGAAATTGCTGCTAAAGATTTTGTATCAGTACAACCAATGAACTTACCTTCAGGACTAGTATTTTTCTTAGATTTTAAATATGGTACAGCTTTAGGCTCAGGCCAATTTAATCAAGGATCTGACATTTTCGGAAACACTTCATCTTCAGGTGATGCTAAAGGTGGTCTTTACGAATCATTCGGATTAGGAAATAATAGTAAAATGGGATATTCAATATCTCAATCATTAAAAGAAGATGCAACTGCAACTGTAGCAGATACTTCTTCAGTAACTGTAAGAAATGCAATCTGGAAAGATCTTGGATTCTCTGCTGACTTATCAGCATCTGTTGCTGCAGGTCAAGTAGGACGAATCACAATAGCAAAAGGTCAATTTACAAATCCAGATATGGAATCAGTTAAAGGATGGGCATTTACATCTGCATCAGGTACAGGACTAGTTGGTGGTTCAACTCTTAATGCTGACAACCAATTAGGTGCATTTAATCATGTTGATGGTACAAATGTAGTATTATTTATTACACAATCTACAGGTCAAACAATATCAGCTAATAAGAATCAAGTTTATTTCTTTAAAGGCGATAACGTTGATACTGCAAGAGGTGATTTTGAAGATACTTCTGGTACTGGTGATACTGATATAGGTATTCCAGAAATTGATGTTGAATTAAGAAGTGAAGCTATTGTTGCTAAGACTAGAAAATTAAAGGCTGTTTGGTCACCTGAGTTCGCTCAAGACTTAAACGCTTATCACTCAATTGATGCTGAAGCTGAATTAACTTCTATGTTATCTGAATATATTTCAATGGAGATAGATTTAGAAATTTTAGATATGTTAATCACAAACGCATTAACTACTGAGTTCTGGTCAGCTACAATTGGTGAAACATTTAACTCAACCAATGATACATGGACAGCTGCTTCAGGTGCTGAGGCATATCAACAAGGAACTTGGTTCCAAACTTTAGGTACTAAAATGCAAAAAGTTTCTAACCAAATTCATGCTAAGACTTTAAGAGGTGGTGCTAATTTCGTGGTTTGCGGACCAGAAGTTGCAACAATCTTAGAATCTATTCCAGGATATGCTGCTGACACTGATGGAACTGCTATCGGTAAAACTGGATTTGCAATGGGCGTACAAAAAGTAGGTGCATTGAATAACAGATTTACTGTATACAAAAATCCATATATGCAGACTAATACTATCTTAATGGGATTCAGAGGAACTCAGTTCTTAGAAACTGGTGCGGTATATGCTCCGTACATTCCACTTATCATGACTCCATTAGTGTATGATCCTAAAAACTTTACACCAAGAAAAGGTGTAATGACGAGATACGCTAAGAAAATGGTAAGACCAGAATTCTATGGTAAGATCTTTGTTAAAGACTTAAATGTAGTATAATTCTACTTTTAATCTTTAGAATATTAAGGGGCTCCAAAAGGAGCCTCTTTTTTTATACATGATATTTATTATTAATAAACGATAGTGGGAGTGTTGTTATGACAAACGCAAAGTTTTCAAATAATCGAGAAAAAAATAATAAAAAAGGATATAGGTTTCTTTTATCACTAAATGAAGAACAGAAAAAAGCAAAGTATGATATCTTACAAAATACAATATCTGTTATTCTTGGAAAGGCAGGAAGTGGTAAAACATTATTAGCATGTCAAATTGCATTACAAGGCGTACTTGAAAAAACATATAAAAAAATAATAATTACTAGACCAACAATATCAAAAGAAGATCTTGGTCACCTTCCTGGAAACATGGAAGAAAAGATGAGTCCTTGGGTTGCACCAATATATGGCAATATGTTTCAGCTACTTAGAAAAGAAAGGGTTGAGCAAATGATAAGTAGAGGACAAATAGAAATAGTACCAGTTAGTTATATGAGAGGAAGAACATTTTTAGATTCAGCTGTAATAGTTGATGAATGCCAAAACCTTGATAACGAACAAACACTAATGATACTACAAAGAATAGGTATAAATAGTCGCATGATGTTTTGTGGTGATACAGACCAGGTGGATCTCAAAAAGAATGGTGATAGTGGTTTAGGATTTTTAAAAACTATAAAAAATGTAAATGGCTTAAATACAATAGAACTACTAAGTAATCACAGGCACCCAATATTAGATGATATATTAAAGGTGTATAAGTCACACAACCGTATATAAATTGATATTTATTAAAAAGCATAACTTCATAGATTTAAGGAGCAAGTAATGGCAACAGTAAGTATTTGGGGAGGGACCTCATCATTTGTAGCAAACCAAATGACCCCTTTTGCATTATATGATAGTGATACAACATTTCAGTCAGATTCAACAAAAGTTGCAGATTGGTGTGCTAGGAGATTAGGATATCCAATAATTGATGTAGAACTTCAATCAGGTAGTTTCTTTGCATGTTTTGAAGAAGCAGTAAGTGAATATGGTTCACAGGTTAATTTTATGAATATAAAAAATAACCTTTTCCAAATGAAAGGTCAACCTACTACTTCAGTTGTACATGAACGAGAAATAACACCTTCACTAAACAGCCTAGTGGAACTCAGTGATCAATACGGTGTTGAAGCAATGGCAGGTGGAAATGTTGAATTAAAACAAGGTTCTATAACCGTTAGTTCAGCAAGTGGTCAAACATATGATTTAGATACTTTATATTCTGATGTTAGCGAAAGTGGAAAATCAATAGAGGTTAGACGTGTATACTATCAAGGAAATCCTGCAATAGTAAAATACTTTGATCCATATATTGGAACTGGTATGGGAAGCAATCAAATGTTGGACGGGTTTGGATTTGGTGATATGACTCCTGCAGTTAACTATTTACTTTTACCTATGTATGATGATCTATTAAGATTACAAGCAATAGAGTTTAATGACTTAATAAGAAAGTCAGCATATAGCTTTCAACTAATAAACAATAAGTTAAGAATATATCCAGTACCAACAACTGAGTTTACTCTATATTTTGATTATTATGTTAAAGAATCAAAAAGCCCAGTTAGTGGATCAAGAGGTATTGGTTCAATAAGTGACATGTCAAATATCAATTATGAGTCTATGACATATAGTAACATAAATGAACCTGGAAAAAACTGGATAAGAAAATATACATTGGCGCTAAGTAAAGAGCTTTTAGGAAGTATTCGTAGTAAGTATGGATCACTTCCAGGTGTAAAAGGGGATGTTTCTTTAGATGGTGACACTCTTAGGAATGAAGGCGCAACTGAAAGAGATGCACTGGTTACTCAATTAAGAGAAGACCTAGAAGCCACATCTCGTAGAAATATGATGGAACGTGAAAATGAAATTGCACAGTTTCAAAATGAATCACTTTCAAAAATACCTTATGGAATTTATATAGGATAATTATGGCATTATTTGGTGGAAATAGAGATATAAAATTATTTAACACTGTAAATCGTGAATTGATAAACGATATCATGGATTTACAGGTTGATATCTATAAGCCATCATTAAATGATTCAAAAACAAACCTTTATGGTGAATCCATGAGAAGAGTATACTTAACAGCTGTACGAGTTGCATGTTTAATAGATCTATCAGAACAGGATTTTAATAGTGATGAATTTGGTGTTGATGTAAATCAAACAATCATATTCTATTTTCTAAAGGACATTATGAAAGAAACTGCAAATGTAGTTGTTGAACCAGGAGATGTAATAAATTGGGACGAGAGTTATTGGGAAATTGATACTGTTAAAGAAAGTGAATATTTTCTAGGTAAGAATCCTGATACTGATAAAGGTAATGGATCTAATTTTGGATCAAGTGTATCAATAATCTGTGATGCTCACTTAACAAGAAAATCTTCATTATCACTTGTACAAACTAATGTTGGACTTGATGAAATGTTACCGAGAAATATATAATGGCAAGAACTGAAAAACAAATAAAGACACCTAAAGATAAAAGTATCAATAGGTCCCAACAAATAAGAAGGGATAATGATACTGTAGGTGATATTGGAATAAGTCTTTATGATATTGATGAAACTATAAAATATTATTTTGACAATGTCATTATGCCACAAGTTCCAGATAGCCAAGGAAACATGGTACAGGTTCCAACAATGTATGGTTCTCCTCAAAGATGGAAGTCTGCACAAAAGAGTGGATTTATGCGTGATAAAAATGGAAGACTTCAAATTCCATTAATAATGTATAAGCGTGGAACAATTACAAAGAACCGTAGTTACTCCAGGCACTTTGATAGTACAGACAACAATTTATACTATACTTTTGAAAATTATAGAACACAGGTAAATAAGTATGATCAATTTTCAATATTAACCGGTGCTAAGCCAATGAAAGAATTTCATAAAATAGTTGTACCTGATTATTTAGACATATCATATGAATGTATTATATGGTGTGAATTTATAGAACAATTAAATAAAATAATAGAAGCAGTACAATATGCCGAAGGATCATATTGGGGAGACCCTGATAGATTTAAGTTTAGGGCAAAGATAGATAGCTTTGATGGAATCACAGAACTGTCACAAGGTGAGGATAGAACTGTTAGAAGTACTTTTTCAATTGATATGTCCGGACACATAATACCTGATGTACTACAGAAAAAGTTAAAAACAACAAGTCAAAAGGTATTTACAAATTCCAAAGTTATATTTATTGGAGAAGGATCTTCAACATTAGAGGTTGAACAACCAGCTAAAGAAGCAATCCCTGAAAATGAGCTGAGTCCGTCTCAAAGATTAAGAGGATTGGACGTAGGTAGTACAGAAATAGACAAATGCTAAAAAGGAGTAGGTTATGGCAGAACAACAAAAGAAAAAATTTACTGACGAAGAAGTCAAACAAATAACAGAGATAAAAGATGGTTTGCAAACTATAGCAACCACTCTTGGACAAATAAGGATTCAACGGTTAAATTTAGATAAGGGCGAAAAGGAAACAATTGATAAATTCAATGAGCTAACGGCAAAAGAAAGTGAATTGGCAAAAAAGTTAGAGGCAAAATACGGAAGAGGAACACTGGATATAAATACAGGTGAATTTATTCCATCTAGCTGATAAAATTTCACACCTTCAGCACTTTAACTTATATTTATTAATTGTATTATTATGATATAGGGATTATATCAAATAGTTGAATCAGATTAATAGAGGAGAAAATATAAATGGCTGAAAAAATAGTTAGTCCTGGTGTATTTACGCAAGAAAATGATCTATCGTTTCTACCCCAAGGTATATCGGAAATAGGTGCAGCAATTATTGGACCAACAGAAAGAGGTCCTGCATTTGTGCCTACAATAGTTGAATCATTTAATGATTTTGAACAATTGTTTGGAACTGATACTTCTGTATCATATGTTCCTTATACTGTAAAAGAATATCTTAGAAGTGCTGGTGTAGTAACAATAGTAAGAGTACTGGACGTTGGTGGTTATACCGTAACTCCACTTGTATTCTCATTTGGAGCTCCAGGGTCAAGATTAACAACCACAGTTATCCATCCATCAAATAATGCAACAAATCAAACATCAACGGCGGCAGGAAACTTTACTTTCCCAACCGGTGAAAATGCATATTTAGATGGTGGCGGTTTCCCTACTGGTTCTTTCAAATCTGGTTCAGGACAAGCAGGCGAAGTTGGTACATATACATCTGACGCAGGAACAATTTCATTTATATTAACTGGTTCTGCAGGAGAAGTTGGAGGTACTAAAATTACTGCATCATTTGATGTACAGAAAAATACATACATTGAAAATATATTCGATGAAACACCAGCATCCTCAAAGACTGGTTACTTATATCTAAATTTCCAACAACACCACTCAGCAAGCTATACTGCAGGTACAACATCTGCATCGTTTAATGATTCTACTGAATTTGATTTTATACTAGGAAGTGGAAACGATGCAAGTCCAGCATATCAACAAGCAAGCACTCCGTTTATTACATCCCAATTTCAGGATGGTACAAATACTACTAACCTGTTTAAGATTAAAACAAGAGCTCATGGTACATCAACAAATAGAAACTATAAGATTGCAATATCTGATGTTAAATTTGCAAGCCAAGTACCAGGAAGTGATTATGGAACATTTACATTAAGTGTAAGAAAATATGATGATACTGATAAAACTCCATCTGTAGTTGAATCATTCGCAGGTTTAACATTAAATCCTTCATCACCAAACTTTATCTGTAGAGTTATTGGTGATCAAGATATGTTTATAGATGGTGATGGTAAATTAATTATGTCAGGTGACTATCCAAATAGAAGTAGACATATCTATGTTCAACCAGCAACAGGTCTAAACGAAGGTGGTATTGCAAAATCATTAGTACCTTATGGATTTGCTGCTGTTGAAGAACCTATTCCAAGTGCACTAGACAACTTGCCAGCTGCAGGTATCAAAAAAGCACAAGAGGACGATGGAAAAACATATCAAGCATTTGCACATTATGGATTTAACTTTGATAACATTAGAACTGCAAATGATAATATAAACTATTTAATGCCTCTACCTGATAGTAATAATGCAGGATCAAACCTTGCGTTTAACCTATCTGCACATTTCGTACATCCAAGCCATTCAACTACTGCACAGGCATCGGCTTCATTATCTGGATCAACAACTCCAGTAAATGCAAGAAAATTCTTAATTCCATTCCAAGGAGGATTTGATGGAACGAATCCAGGAAATAAGAAAAAGGCTGCACAGGAAATTGCAAATACAAATGTATTTGGGTTTGATTGTTCTACAGCAACAGCTAAAGGTACATTATCGTATAAAAAAGCATTAAATGCAGTAAGCAATGCTGATGAATATGATATTAATATGATTGTAACACCAGGAATTATTTCAAGATTACATCCAACAGTTACTCAGAAAGCAATAGATGTAGCAACTGCTAGAGGAGATGCATTCTACATAATGGATACTTGCGCTCTTAATGACGGAACTCCAGATACAATAGATAGTATTTCAACAGTTGTTGCTGAAGCAGAAAACTTTGATACTAGTTACGCTGCAACATATTATCCATGGGTAAAAATACGAGATGTAGCTTTAAATAAATTTGTATGGGTACCACCATCAGTAGTATTACCAGGTGTATTCTCGTTTAACGATAAAGTTGGACAAGAATGGTTTGCACCTGCCGGACTAAACAGAGGTGGACTAACAACTGTAAATGATGTATTCACTAGATTGACTCATTCTGAACGTGATGAATTATATGACGGTAGAGTTAACCCAATCGCTGTATTCCCAGGACAAGGAGTTACGGTATTTGGTCAAAAGACATTACAAGTAAAAGCATCTGCACTTGATAGAATAAACGTAAGAAGATTATTAATTAACCTTAAAAAGTTTATCGCATCATCTGCAAGATTCTTAGTATTTGAAAATAATACAACACAAACTAGAAATAGATTTTTAGGTATAGTAAATCCATATCTTGAAACTGTACAACAGAATCAAGGACTATTTGCATTTAGAGTAGTAATGGATGAAACAAATAATACACCGGATTTAATTGATAGAAATATAATGAAAGGTGAAATATTCCTACAACCAGCAAAAGCTGCTGAATTCATTGTAGTTGACTTCAATATTTTACCAACTGGTGCATCGTTTGGTGACTAAAAATTGAAAAGATAGATATTTATATAATATAGGAGAATAAACAATGGCAGAATTAATTGCACCAGATGAAATAATGTTTAAAGCCTTTCAACCAAAGGTATCGAACAGATTCATATTGACTATTGATGGTATTCCAAGTTTTATTTGTAAGTCTATAAGTAGACCAAATATAAACATCGAAGCCAAAAAAATGGATCATATCAACACTTATAGAAAAATTCAAGGAAAGGCTGAATGGCAAGATGTGACAGTATCATTATATGATCCTATTGTACCATCTGGAGCACAAGCAGTCATGGAATGGGTAAGACTAGGATACGAATCAGTAACTGGTCGAGCAGGATACTCTGACTTTTACAAGAAAGAGGTAACATTTAATGTTCTAGGTCCTGTTGGAGATAAAGTCGAAGAATGGACTCTAAAGGGTGCATTTATCACCGCTGCCAATTTTGGTGAACTAAATTGGGAAACGGATGATCCTATAAATATTGAACTAACACTAGCTTACGATTACGCAATATTACAATACTAATATACGCATCGCTATAATAAAAAATCCCATTTCACTAATAAGATTTGGGATTTTTTTTGTTTTACTTTTATATTTATTAGGTAATAAGTTATTAAACATACATTAAGGAGAAAGTTATGTCAGAAGGTTTAGATCCAGATTATCAAGGAAAATTATCGGACCAAGAATTAAAGCAAAAACTAACTGAGGAATATAATCAAAATAAAACTGTAGAAGAAGTTAAAGAACAAAAGTTTCCTACAGAAATTGTTGATCTTCCATCAAAAGGATTGTTATATCCAAAAGAAAATCCATTATCATCAGGAAAGGTTGAACTAAAATATATGACAGCAAGAGAAGAGGATATTTTAACAACTCAATCTTATATTGCGCAAGGAGTCGTTATTGATAAACTTTTACAGTCATTAGTTGTAGGTAATGGTGAAGGAAAGCCTGTAAAATTTAATGAGCTATTGGTTGGTGATAAAAATGCTATAATGATTGCTGCAAGATTACTAGGATACGGAAAGGATTATGATATAGAAATGAATGATCCATTTGCACCTGGAAAAACACAAAAATTGAGTATTGATTTATCAGTAATTGATAACAAAGAATTACATCCAGATGTTGAAAAGGCTAAACATAAAAATAGATTTTCGTTTACATTACCAAGATCAAAAAGAAAAGTAGTATTTAGATTATTGAATCATGGAAATGAAAAAAGAGTTGAGCATCAAAAAAAGGATGAATTAAAAAAACTTAGGCGTGCAAAAATAAAGAAGGATCAACATGCAGATCCAACACTATCACTTAGAACAAGGCAAATGATATTATCAGTTGATGGAAATGATGATCCTGAATTTTTAGATAATTTTGTTAAAAGTGAAATGTTAGCATTAGATGCAAGAGCGTTAAGAAACTATATGGTTAAAATGCAACCAGATGTTGATTTAAAATTTTTATTTGTTAGTGATGAAACTGGCGACGAGAAGGAGATGGAAATCCCCATAGACGTCAACTTTTTTTGGCCTGACGCCGACATATAAACCACTTCTACATAAACAAATTTTAATGGTCTGCTATAGTTGTTCAGGATTTTCATTTGATGAAGTATATAGTATGCCTGTTTGGCTAAGAAAGTTTTACTTATCTGAACTTGCTGAAATAAAGAAAGCTGAGTCAGGTAATGCAAAAGAATCTACGCAAGACATTGCAGGTAATATGCAAAGAATTCAAGCGATTCAAGATAAAATTAGCTCAAAAAAGTAGCTCATTAGATAATTATATTATATACTAGTATAGTTAAATAGAGGAGCAAAGAAATGAATAAAAAGCCACTTTCTGAAAACCTATTATCAAGGATAATGGCAAAGATTTTATTTATGCGTGGAAAAGTAAAAGTACCAGGACATCCTGATGTACAATCAGCAATAAATAAATTCATAGCTGCAAAAGATGATGCAAAAGCTGCAATTAAAAATTACGAAAAAAGAACTGGAAAAGAAATACCTGATGAATTGAAAAAATTAGGATATTAATTAAGAGCATATATCTATGAAGTTAATATCCAAAATACAATATAAAAAACAGGATGAAAAGCCAAAATTTGAAGGATTCGATGAGGATCCTAATGTTGATAATATTAAGGCGTATGAACGTGAACTTGATTTATCAAAAGGCTTAAATAAACTTCTAGACCAGAGACTTACAAAAACTGGTAAACTCACCAAATCACAAGAAGACCTATCAGCGGCACTACAGGGTGCAACCACAAGACAAGATCAAATACTAGAAATAGAAAAAGCAATATTTAAACTTAGTCAAGATAAGACTAGGGCAAATACTAAACTAACAAAGGATCTACAGTCTCAATACACTGTTGCAATAAAAATATTGAAGGCTGAGGAACAAAGACAAAAGGCAATTGATAAAGCCAATGAAAATTTTCAGGCAATGGGAGACCTGCTTCAGGAAATAGCAGGTGATATTCCACTTATTGGTGGACTAATATCCAAGTTCATTGGAATGGGAATGGAATCAGCCGCTGAAAAATTTAATGAACATATGCAAGAATCATTGGACAATATAAAGGCTGCCACTGGTGCGGCACAAGGTCTATCAGCTGTATTTAGAGGAATGTCAGGTATACTTATTGGAGGTATAATCGGAGTCTTCATAATGATGTTAGCTTTCATATACAAAATGGCAAAAGCTGCACAACAGTTAAATAGGGAAAACAGTGACGCCCTTGCATCCTCAACTAGACAACTAAACATATCAAGACAACAAGGAAAAGAAATGTTAGGTATGGTTGGATATGCAAAAAGGTACGCATCAGGATTGGCAGATGCATTTGCAGCATCACGAGAACAATTAGGATTTTTACCTAAAGTTACTAGAGAAGAAGCCAAGCTAATGGCAAAGTTAAATGTTGATGCTGGTATAAGTTCAGAAACAATTGGTAAAATGGTTAGGCAATCCAGAAAACTTAACATGGGATTTGATGAATATGTAAAGGCACAGGATAAAAATGTTGCTAAATTAAATAAACAATTTAATGTACAATTTGACACGGCAGAAATAATGAATGAAATGTCAAATATTGCCGATGATACACTTGCACTAATTGGTAAACAAAATGGTGGTTTGGAAAGACAAGTATTCTTAACTAAAAAGATAGGGCTAAACACAGCACAGGCTGCACAGATTGCCAGAGGATTACTTGATATTGAAAGTTCAATTGAAGCTGAGATGGAGGCAAGAGCACTAACCGGTAAAGACATAAACTTTGACCTTGCAAGACAAAAGGCATTAGAGGGTGATGTGGCTGGTGCAGCTGAGGCAGTACTTGCACAGGTAGGTGGTATAGATGAATTCAATAAAATGAACATTATACAGAAAGAGGCCATTGCAAAAGCTGCAGGCTTAGAGGTTGGAGAACTACAAAAGAGTTTAGAAGTACAGGATAATTTGGCTGCAGGTAGACAGGCTGCCGGTGCCCAAGACTTAGCCACACGAAGTATAATAGGTGGTGGTGAAGCGGCACAAATGAGAGAGGATAGACTAGTCAGTAAATTTTCTGAATTAGGAACAAAGCTAGAAAACTTTGAAAAGAAGATTATGAATTTCATAGGAAATATGACAGCGGAACAAATAGAGGCAGTACTTGTAGCCGGCTTTGCAGCTGTAGTGCTAGCAATAACAGCATCTTTAGTAAATAGTATAGTTGGACTAGGTAGAAATCTAAGAAGTGGATTTAGATCTTTAAGAGGTACGCCTAAAGGAACTAAACTTCCACCAACCAAAGTTCCTTTAACAAAAACAGGTAAACCTGACATGAGATTTAAAGTTAACAAAGTACCTCCACCAAAAGGACCAAATGTTAACATTAAAGCTCCACCAAAAGGACCAACAAGTGGTTCACCTTTCAAAATGCCAGGAGCGCCACCAGGTGCACCAACTCCCGGGGCTCCACCTAAACCAAGTGGTGGTGGAAATATTTTTTCTCGTGGATTCAATAAAGTAATGAATTTTGGAAGTAATGTTGCATCATCTGTAAAAGCAAAGGTGGCTCCATATACACCAGCACAACTATTTAAAAAAATGGGACCTGGTGTATTTAAGTTTCTTAAAGGAATACCAGTTCTTGCCGCCGCAATAGAAACTATATTTGCTGGAATGCAAATAGGTCAGCTTGTTGCTTCAGGAGCAGAACCTACTACCATTGCACAAGGAATAGGAAAAATAGTCATGCAAAGTATTGGAGGTTTAGCTGGTGGTGCAATAGCGTCAACAATGACTACAACAATAATGCAAGCTGTTGGATCATTAATTCCTGGAATTGGAAATGTTGGAATGGGACTATTAAATGCAGCTGTAGGTACGGCAGTATACTTGGCAGGTGATGCTGCTGGTAGATGGTTGGCAGGAATGGTTGCTGATAATGTAGATCTAACTGGTGTTGGTAAGTTTGTTACAAAAACATTTGCACCAGATACATACGGAAAAATATTTGGAGATGGAGGTGATACGGCAGATGACTTTATATGGAGAGGTGGTCCAGGCGGTGGTATACAAAAATTCAATAAAGACGATTTAATAATTGGAGGAACAAAATTAAGAAGTGAAAGTGGAACTGAAACAGCACCAACCAGTGGACCAATGCTAGATGAAGGAACAATAAATAAAATAAATGGAACAATGACAGCAATTGCTTCATGGTTATCGCAACCACTAGGTCCTAAAGTTGCAATAACAAATGCAAATGGACAAATTCTAGGTGAAATGATATTTAAAGATGATACAGGGCAAGTACAATAATGGCAATAGTTTCTAACAATACAGACTTAAAAACATTCTTTGAACAACAAGGTACCCAGATGCATAATGTGTCATCACCTCAGTTTGAACAAAAGTTTGATATTGAATCACAATATCGTGATGTAAATGGTGAATTAGGCGATAGCAATGTAGGTGTTGGGGTTGAAGAGGTAAACTATACAAATACTATCACAAACATTACAACACCTGAATTTGGAAACATATATGTAATAGATAGTACCTATGGTGATGTAAATGGTAATTTCATAGATACAACTCCAAAGGAAGGAATACAACTACAAACAACAGATTCACCTGATGGATTTGGTAGCTTTGGAACAAATGTAATAGTGCCTGGTCCACCAACATCAACTAAGTTTACAAATGGACCTTTTTCAATTGATAGGACATATAGTGATGTACATGGCCAACGTGGAGACCAATCAGTTAAAGAAGGAATACAATTACAAACTATTGAATCAACAGCAGGTATAGGTACTTTTGGTACAAATGTTGCTCCAAATGGAAACCTATTTAACATAGGTACACCATACACTGCTATTGAAGTAAACGGAACATTTGGAAGGTATACAGATGGGGCTGACTTTTTAATTAGTTCAAATATTGACACTGTTGGCCAATCTGCATTTGCAACTAATCCAGCCAGTGATATCAACAACTTTGATTTTACTAAATACAGCAACTTAAATAAGTATAGCGACCAGGTTGAGGTAAATGATGCAGATGAATCTTTAAGTCCACTTGCAAACCTTTCACTAAAAGATGATAAAGCAAAATTAAAAG